GGCGAATGCCCCTTTGCGGACAATATCCCCGCCCCGATCGGGATGGTCGAAAATGGCAGCATAGCCAGCGATTCTCATTTGATCACCAGCCCGCCCAGCCCAAGCTTGACCGCCAGCCCGATCACCAGCACCGCAAGCGCGCCGCGCACCAGCCACTCGACCACGGCCTTGCGCGCCGACCGCTTGGCATCGCGCCAGGCAGACAGCAGCTCGCGCAGATCGGCCATGTCTTTCGCCGCGCTTTCGTCGGCAAGACCAAGATGCGCCAGCCCGCGCTGGGCACCATTTTGGGAAGCCTGCTCGAGCAACTCGGCAAGCCGTTCATTTGTGATTTGCATTTTCAGTTGCCCAAATAGAAGCCGTTCATTGCCAATCGGTCAAATCATCGACAGAAAGTTCGTGCCAATCAGCAGGCTTGGGGCAGGAGATGCGTCTATCTCGATAGCGAAGATTGATTGCATGATCACTACGTTCCCACGCTTCTTTTGTCAGATCAAGTTGATCAGGATAACGCATTTCGACTTCGAACTGGCCGTCGACTATTTCGTAGAGGATTGCGGCGGGCAGCTTGTCACTTGGCCAATCATTCCAGAACGCTTCCAGTATATCTGAAAGCTCCTTGGAGGGGAGGTGGCAGACAACCTTGTCGCCTTCATCATGATACAAAGCCAACAAATAGATATTGTCTCCCCCTTCCGAGTATAAGAAAGCTCCGTTAGGGTCCTTGCCTATATTGACTGCCATATGCCTACCAATGGCAACAAAATGATCCTGCATCTTTGCTTGGTCCATATCAATTTCCTTTGGCACGGTTTGGAAATGGTACCTGAGTTAATTTACCATCGATATAATAGGATACATCGATTTTGTCAGGTCTTTTAGAAGAACCGTTGTAATAAGCCTGAATGTCGACATAGACCTTTTTCTCGGCCTTCAAACTGCGCCGCCATTCATGTTCGAGCGTGGCGTAGCCGCTGCGATTGAAATTCGCATCCTGTGCAAAGAGATTAATGGCTTCTTTCGGCCCGCCAAATTGCCGACCAATGAAGTGTCCGCCATGGTCGCTTTCCAGGCGGTCTGGCTTCCCTTCTTCCGTTTGCGCGGTCGGTTTTCGGGTCTGTGAATTGTCCAGGCGCAATTCTCCCCGAGCCCGCACAGTGCGGTTCTGCTCATCCAATTCGAAATGATAGCCGTTGGCTTCAACCTTGCGCGTTTTGGGCTTGGACGCAGTGGTCAATATTGGCCCAAGAGGTTTTGCCGACGGCGGTTTGACAGTTTCTCTTTTGGGCCGCTGTACTTTGGGAACCGGCTTTACTGGCTTTGGTTTGTCCCACGAACCACTGGCCCCGCCACCACCGAAATTGCCCCCTCCAGCCTGAATTTTGGGTTTCTTCGTGGAGCCACTGCCACCTCTACCAACAGAGCCAGCGGCTCGACCATTTTTCGCAGCGGGTCCATCCCAACTTCCGGAAGCACCGCCTCCACCATAATTGCGTCCCTGCCCTTCTTCCGTGAATTTGCCGTCGCCGGGATCGTGCCAAGGATTGTATTTCAGCTCTAATATACCTGTTTTGTTCTTTTCGTCATGGTTTGAGAGTTTGTCAGCCGTCAGAGGCTCCAAGCCAATGGCGACACGCTTCTCATCGGGCGTCAGGAAATCCGCAGCGCTCACTTGCGCCCATAACCGCTCCCGATCTTCACTGATTGCGCCCACCTGATCGGTATCTACTCTCAGCGACAGGCCCGCAAACCAAAGCTGCATCCCTTGGGAAAGCGCGCGCAAAATCTTGGACGTCAGCGGCAATATGGTCTGGTGCCACAGCGCCTTGTTCGCCTCGCGATAGTTGGCATAGGTCGCATCCCCCGGCAGACCGAGCAGCACGGGCGGCACACCAAAGGCGAGGGCAATCTCGCGCGCGGCAGCGGCCTTCAGTCCGGCAAAGTCCATATCGGCAGGCGACAGGGACAGTGCCTGCCATTTCAACCCGCCTTCGAGCAGCAACGGCCGACCCGCATTGTTGCTGCCGGAAAATTGCGCGGCCAGCTCTTCCTTCAGCCTGTCAAACTGTTCACCCGACAGCGTCTCTGCACCTTCATGCACCAGAGCACCACTGGGCCGCGCGGCATTGTCGAGTAGCGCCTTGTTCCATTTGGCCGAGGCGTTGTGGATCGCAATCGCGCCCGATGCGGCACCCAGACAGCCCAGCCCATATTGATCATCGAGCGGATGGTGGCTGCGGATATGGATCAGTTCATTGCTGCCCAGCCGCGTCACGGCCTCACCTGCCTTATAGCGGAAGGCAACGGGCCAGCCGCGCGCGTCGGCCTCAACCGAAACCCGTTCCGGGCGCAGCGCATAAAGCTCGCACAGCGACCCATCGGGCGCGGTCAGCAACTGCACATAGCCATTGCCATGGAGCAGCAACTGCGCGGCCAATGTTTCCAGCAAGCTTTGCCCGCCCGATGTCGCCGCGACCAGCGCCGCCGCTGAATCGTCGCTCGCGGCAAGCGGCGCCGAAGCAACACCCTCCGCTACCAGCCGCACTGCGCGCTGCGCAATTGCATTGTTGAGATAACCATCCCGCATTTGCGCCTCATACGCCATCGGCCATTCGCCGAGCGACCAACTGCCAAAGCGCCGCGCGAGCGGGACATGCGTTTTAGCCGGACGCGCCAATGCACGCCCGGCTGACTTCCAGCCGAAGATTTTCATTTGTGACTCCAGATTTCCTAAAGCTGCCGAATCCGCGGCTCTGCCCCGCGCTTTCCCAGCATCAATTCGCTCATCGCCCAGACCAGCGCATCCGCCCGGTCCGGTGACCGTCCCGGTCCCTCATACCCTCCGCCCGATATCAGGCCGCACAGTTCGTCTTCCAGCTCGGGAAAGCCGCCGATATGGAAGGCCTTGCCCGCCTCGTAAAGCATCGCAACCGGTTCCGCCCGCGCAACCTTGCCTCTGGACGCCGAAACCTTTTTCACCGGCATTGTCACATCGGCAGCCTGCAGAGTGCTGACCACCATGTCGCCGCCATTATTCGCCTCTGCCACCACCCGATCCGCGCCCCAGGTGAGCGCGGCGGCGGAGACGGCGCTGGCCCAGCCTTCGGGACTGCGGCCCTTCACGCTGTGGTCGGCGAGCACATAAGCTTTGCCGTCGGAGCCTTTTCCCACCACCACGATTCCGCAGGCATCGCCGCCGGTGCTCGCTGGTGGATCGACGCCGATGACGATACGGCGCATTTCTGGCGCGCCCTTAATCCTACATCTTTCAATCAAATCGCGGGTCCACAGCGCATCCTCTGCATCTTCCAGAAATTCGCCGAGCAATTCCTGCCGACCCAGCCGCGCGTGGCCATAGACTTCGTGCATCGCGGCGCGAAAGCTGGTGGGCAGGTTCGACCGGTTGGCCTCCATCGCGCCGCGGGTAATTTCGACGCCGCCTTCGACCAGCAAGCGCCGAACCAGCAGCACCGACCGGGGCGTGGTGGTGGCGACAATGCGCGGTGTTTCGCCCAGCCGCATTGTCATCGCCAAATTGTCCCACGCCGCCACGCCATCATGCCATTTGGCGACCTCGTCGGCCCAGGCCAGATGATGTTCGGGGCCGCGCAGCCCCTCTGGTTCCGACGCGGCAAAGACAGTGGCGATGGCACCGGTAGGCCAGATCAGCCGTTTGAGCGATGGCTCCCATATCGGGCGCTTTTCATCGGGAGCAATCGCCAGCAAGCCGCTTTCGCCCTCGATCATCACGCTGCGCGCCTCGTGCATTGTCGCTGCGACCAATGCGATGCGCAGCGACCCATCGGCCTCGGCCTGCGCGCGCACCCATTCGGCGGCCATGCGGGTTTTGCCAAAGCCGCGCCCGGCCATGACAAACCATGTGCGCCAATCGCCTTCGGGCGGGCGCTGATCATCGCGCGCCCACAGATTCCAGTCATATTCGAGTTGCCATTGATCCTCCGGCTTTACCTTCGCCAGCCATTTGACGCGCTCTTCCGGATCGATCTGCGCGATGCGCTCTGCTTCACTTCGGGGTTCCGTCGTCATCGCTCATCCTTTGGCGCATTGCGGCAAAGCGCGCTTCGAGCCGCGCCTGTACTTCCTTTGGATCGCGCGAACGCGACGGTGCGGGCGTCGCCCCCACCCCTCGCACAGTTGCGCGGTGGGCGGCAAGCAGCGCCATGCCCATCCGCGCCTTCATCTGTTTCTGTTTGAAGGTGCTGTCTTTCATATTGCTGGCGGGTGGTGACAAGGCCTCCGCGAGCAAATTCGCCTCCAGCCGGGCATAGCCTTCGGACAATGCCTTCATCCATTGATCGCAAAACGCCGCGCAGCTCTTGCGCAGGTCATAGACCGGCTTGGTCATGACCCCGGCAACCTTTGCCGATGCAGTTACATTCGATGTTTGCGCGAGATGCGCTAGGAACAGCTTTTGTGCGGCTGTCCCAAATTTCCTCGGTTTTCCTCCTGCCTTTTTCGAAAACGCCATGTCCGAATTCCTTTCGCGCAAAACGAAGGGGCCGGATGCGGTAATCACCGCCCCGGCCCCGAATCACATTTTCCCAATATCCCAAATAGTGCCAGAATGGCGTTACGATGTCAAGAGATATTTTCCTATATGGTTATTTTCTTCGCAGACCCTAACCGCGGAGCTTTGCCAAAATGGCCTGTTCCTTGGCGATAATCCCCGCAA